ACGGAGATTTTTACGCGGCTGATGAACAGAGCGCGGAAAAAATGGCGCGTATTTTAGGATATAAAGACACACAGGAGGCATACGATAAAAACGCGTGTTATTGGACTGATTGGGCGGAAGATGAAGAAGAAAACACGCAATACATACAAATTGACGGGGTATTTTATGACTATGCGGGGGAAGACGCGCCCGTTGAAATCTATGGAACTGAATATAAGCCAATAAAATAAAACCAATGAAAAAGACACTATTTTTTGCCCTCTTTATTTGCTTATTGCTGACCTCTTGCGCTACCTACCGACAAGCGGGGGAAGGGGGTTGTTATTTTAAACAAGTAAAACAACACACCGCTAAAAATGTGGTGAGGATAAGATGAACGCGGGGGAAGTCCTAACAGACACCCGTATTTTCCCTTAACATTAAAATTAAACCAATGAACACTAAAAAACAAAAAGCACCAAAAACGATAAAGCAGTACACCATTAAGAAACTAACAGATGCGGAAGGCATACCGCAAATAAAAATAACAAGTAGTGAAACCGCGTACAATGTTATCCGCCAATTTTGGCACGATGATATTGAAATTTATGAGAGCTTTTTCGTATTGCTATTAAACCGCGCCAATGTTACAATAGGTTGGGCAAAGATTAGTCAAGGGGGTATAACGGGAACGATAGCCGATCCTAAACTAATTTTGAAATACGCAGTTGATAGCCTTGCAAGTGGTATAATTTTGGCACATAACCACCCTTCCGGAACTTTACAAGTATCCCCCGCTGATAAGAGTATAACCGAAAAAATAAAACAGGCAGTTGCCTATATTGATACTAATGTAATTGACCACCTTATTTTGACACCAGACAATAAATTTTTATCATTCGCTGATGAAGGACTTTTGTAATGTTTCGGGAAGTTATGACATTAACAAAGTTTTAACCCTTATTTTTTGGTAGTCAGGTTGTCAATTAACTACCTTTAAATTCTAAAACAAAACACAATGACAAAAGAAAAACTAACACAAGCAGTTGAAAATTTTGGGCGCGAAGTAGTCGCAGAAGTTCGCACCATAGTAGAGTTCGCAGACGCAGACGGGGCATACACCACCTTTGAAGATAACGGAATGTTTGAACACGCGGAGTGTGTAGAGTTCCTTTATTTTGAAGATTAAAATAACGAAGGGGCGGGGGAAGTTATGGGGTTTAGTACCCCGCCTTTTCATTACCACATTTTCCCCATACAATAAAACAAAAACCTATGCAAACGCAACAACAAGACACCAAAACATTTTGGCTAAAAAGAGTAAACGAAGTCCTAAAGGGAAGAACAATCGTATCGGTAAGGTATTTAAACGACAAAGAAATGGAACTAATGGGGTGGCATAGCCGACCTCTTGTCTTCCAATTAGACAATGGAACACTTTGTATCCCTTCCGCTGATGATGAAGGGAATGACGGGGGCGCACTATTCTATCAAATAAAAGGTAAAGAACTTGATGTATTGCCAGTATTGTAAAATTAAAGCCTATGATCAACCTCAATAACATAACCTCAAAAGCCTTTGCCGACATACACGAATTAGACACAAAGTATGTAGGCACTGACAACTACTTAGGGGTAGCCTATTTTTGGAACTATGACTACCGCCATTACCTAAGAGATACTACTAACCACCGAAGAAAAAGGGTACACGATCTATTTTTGCGGGAAGGTTTGGATGTCGGGGGAAGTTCTGACAAACACCTAAAAATTATACAAAACATTGTTAATTTATCCTAATAAGGTTGTCAATTAACAACTAATTCCCTAACTTGCTGATGAAAAACATTAACCCCGCGTTTCCCCTTTATGGTTTTATACGGGTAATTTTTTAAAACAAACAACTATGATAACGGAAAGACAAATGGTACACCTTGCCCTCTTAATTGATATTATTGCGGGGGAAGATACGACAAACAACCTACTTGCTGATTGGCTAAATGATAACCAAATACAAATTATCTAACCCACAAATTCCCCCAACATTATGAAAACCACCTACCCCCCAAACACCGCCACAAACAAACAAGAATGGGAAACCCACGCAAAGGCAACAACGGATCAATGGTTTAGTTATATGGGCAACCTTAGAAATGACTACGATAGCTTAGAAAGGCAGTTATACGTACTTCGTAAGAGATTGGCTAATTGTAAGCAAGAGCATTATTACGCGCTTAAAAAGAAGGTAGAGAACATTCAAAGGATATTAGCAGAAAGGCAACGCATAAAAGAATGGAATGACTACTTAGCTAAATGATTATTTTATATTTATTTTAACAATATATTTTATTGTCGGGGGAAGTCCTGACACTATATTGCACACCTAAAAACAAACACAAATGAAAACAACAAACCTGTTCGCAGCAACAACAACCAAAACCGCAGCACCCAAAAAAGCAGACAAAAAAGTATTACCCGCCCACGATCTTGGCGACAAAGTAAGCAGATACGCAGACCTCAAACACCAGATTGAAGCCCTTACGGGAGAACTAAAGATGATTGAAGGGGATATCAAGGTAAAGGGAAGAGAACTATTTTTAAGCGAATACAAGACCATTAAACGCACACCCGATAATTTTAAGATACAAGATGAAACGGGGGCAACTTGTATGTTTATTGTAATGGATAAGTACACAAGTGTTGATGATACAAAGGCGGAACTACTGGGTAATTTTGATGGATTGTTGGGGGAACAAGTGGTATATAAGTTTAACCCCGAATTAGTTGAGAAATACGGGGCTATTCTTTCCGACCTTATCATATCTTCCCCCGACATTGAAGAAGCCGACAAAGGTCAGCTAATAAGCGGAGAACGTACCTATTCGGTAGCAAAGGGGAGTATTGACCGCTTATTGCAGTTTGCAAACCCCGAACAAGTAATGGAACTTATTAACCCTATTTGTGCAATTAAAAAATAATTATTATGTCTTGGGAAGTCATAGCAGAATTATCCGCGCCTCTTGTTATCTCTTACGAAACCGATCGCATAACCCAAATAGAGGAAGGACACGGAAGGCACGACCTTTCGGGTACATATAGAGTTATGCAGAGTGTAAAAGTTTATATCGGGGAGTATTGTGTTGATATTACCGACAAGATAAACACCCGCATTGAAGATGAAATATGGCAACAAATAAACGATATGCAAGATGACATACGATAGTTTTAAATACATTTACCCACCCCGCCCTCAGTTCAAGATACCGCCAGTAGATCTTGAAAAGTATGAAGGGGAATACCTTGCGCAAGTAAAGTACAACGGAACGGCTTGTGTGGTATTCACTAATGGCACGGAACTACACCTATACAATAGGCACAAGTTACCTCTTGCCAATGCTTCCCGCGACATAAAATTCAAGCAACTATCAACTGACAATAAGTGGTATGTGTATTGCGGGGAATACCTTAACAAAGGACAAAAGGGAGAAAGGGGAGATATAGAAAGAGATAAGTTTGTAATATGGGACTTACTTGTGTATGCGGGGGAATATCTGATAGGCAAAACCTTTGAGGAAAGAATTGCTATGATAGATATAAGATACCCTTGTAAGCAACTTGTAACCGACAAAGGATTAGAAATATACGACTATCTATGCGCTACCGCCATTGAGGGAGTGTATAAGTCCCCAGTATATACGGCAGGGTTTGACTTTCTTTACAACGATCTTGTTAATACACCATTATACGAAGGGGTAGTCCTTAAAAAGAAAGAAGCTAAACTTACTTACGGCTTCCAAGAAAAGAACAATTCCGAATGGCAAGTAAAATGCAGAAAGGCAAACAAGCTATACAACTTTTGAGCAAGTATGTAAAGTGTACGGGGTGCAGAAAATTATTTACCCAAACCATTTACAAGAAGAAAAAGAGCATACCTATTTGTCCGTATTGTAAAAAAATAAACTAAATTAAATCAAAATGCAAAACAAAGCAGAAGTATTACTAAATGAAGAAATGGCGGATTGCCTTACTGAACAATTTAACAAAGGTTGTATTGACTACGTTAGCGAAAGGATAGTCCTTGAAAACGGAGAACTTGTTACCCGCGTAACCTTTGACGGGTGCGATCCATTCATCGGCAATTATCTTTTTCATGCTGGCGCGTTATTTTATAAAAAAACCCTTAAAAATCTAATGTAATGAAAGTTATTATTGAACTAAATGAGGAAAACAAAAACCCCTTCTTTGCAGTATTTAGCCAAGACGGGGATAGTATTAAAAACATTGAAGTATTTACTTTCCGTGTGGGGGAACCCGCGACTTCCCTTTACAATAAAGAAGTAAACTACGAAAGAGCATTGGCATACGCAAATCAACTGGAAAGAAAACTAAAAGGCGAAGTCCCATTGAAAACAATCGTTTACGAAAAAGAAATCTAAAAACAAACAATATGAAAATGGCAAAAGCTCCAAAGGAGCACATTGATAGACTGAGAAATTGGATGCAATTCAACGATGAATTGTGCAAAATTAACCCATCAGAAAAAAGACAATGGGATAATTTCAAACAAGATTGGAAGGAACACGAAGAATTTGCAAAAATTATTAAACACTGTGAAAATTGGTATGCGGGTGGATATTTTGAGTGGGAGTTCTACATGGACTATTATCAAAATGAAATATCTCATATTCACATGAGAGTAATATTTGGTTATCAGGTACTTCTTGACAATGTTTGCGACACTGAAGCTGATACTTTGGAATACAAAAAAGAAATATTAGAAAAACTGAAAAATTAATAAATATGGAAACAACTATTGAAATTACCTTAACAAAGGAAAGAGCAGAATTTTTATGCAAGGAATTAAATGTATGGAGTGTTGAAGCCCGACTAATCAATGTAACAGACAACTGGGCAACTGTTGAAGTTACTGGAAAGAGTGCTGAAGACGCAGATAACATTTGTGCATTTGCCTTTAATATTGGAGCAGACTATGGACGAAATAATAAAACGAACTAATAATGCTCAATTTTATTCTTGTGTGGGGAGTTGCGGCTATCATAACTTCCCTCGCAAACTATTTATACTACAAATACTTTGAATAATATGGTTAAAAAAGCAAGTAACCCTTACGCAGTGAGGGATTATTTAAAAGCAAGGGACTTCCGCTATAGCAGAGCTTGGTATTATAACGGGACTTCCCTAACAACAGAAGTAAATGGCAAGATACTTACCTCAGAAGAGTTTGATGAGAAGTACCCTATACCTAAACGAATACAATTTTATCTTGCCGAAGAAAACCCTGACACTACTAAGAGTTACCTATTATGACCAATTTTATTTTGACAATTTTAATAAATTGTATTATATTGTCAGTAGTATTTAACACAAACAAAAAAATTAAACAATGAAAAAAACATTTATTTTTTTAGTGGCAATTTTACTTAGCCTTGCCTCTACCGCCCAAACTAAAGCGTATATGATGCAAGTGGCTAGATACAGCAAAACAACAGAAAGGTGGAAATGGGATGATCCGAATCAAGTTAATCTCCGAATAACAATTGAAAGTAATTTCGTAAAGATTCACGATGAGTATGGGACTAAACTATGGACTTACGAAGATTTAGGCGAAAAAAAGGATTATGATGATGATGGGGATGCTTACACTAAGCATATATGGAATGCTTATGATGAAAAAAACAGAAAGTGTAGATTTACAATGTTGTATTACACTAGCGGGGTAAGTCTAGTTACATATACTATTCAATATAACGACATTGCTTTTCGGTATTATATTTCATCAGCAAATGAATAAAAATGGTACGAAGAAAACCAAATAAGTTTTGGGACGGCCTTCATTGGCTATTCGTGGTCTTCATTATGGGGCCTATTGTTCACATTGGTTATGTACTTTTACTAATTGCCTTTGAAATACATAGTTTAATTAAGAAGATATGAATAAGAAATGTAAGGTGTGCGGGGAAGTCCTGCCACTCAGTAAGTTTAAGGAAAACAAAACTATGCGTAGCTATTACAATAGTTGCAAAGTTTGTTTTGATAAAGAGGCGGCTGACAGATATCAGCGCAAGAAAAAGGAACGAGACAAGATGAACGCAACCTTTGGCTTCTTTTTATTTTCCGAGAAATGATTCGTTGAATTAAAATTACTTTATATGATAGATGAATTAATAAACGAAATTATACAGAAATGGGGGAACATACCCTTTTCTGAAATGGAAGATTGGTTAAACTCTTTGAGAAAAAAATACACTAAATAAACTCCGGCTTCCATTCATCTCCCAGCTTAAACTTATCTATCAAATGGTGGCAACCCTCTATGTTCACATTGTAGTACTCTGTTTTGTCGTGTCCAAAGTAATCGCAAGAGTCTTCTATTTTGCAAATGAGTGGTCTTGTTTCGTAGATAGTACATCTGTTGTCTTCTCCTAACTTTTCACATACTCCTTCTTTGTGGGTGTAGGGGAAGTAGTAAGGGTGTGTTGGATCATCTTTGACAATAATCTTATCCGCCCAATCAATGACTTTACAACAACAACCACAACCCGTACAAGGGAAACTCATAGTTGATTTTTTAAAGTGTCGGGGGAATTGAGGGCAGAGTGCGGAACAAAGTAGCAGATAGGCTCCTTGTTAAATTTCCACTTCTCTTGCTTGGCGTCCTTTGCCCATATCCAACCTTTTATTTCGTAGGTGGGACATTTGCCAGTAACAGATACCACAATCCCATTGTCATCGGGCCTGACCTTCACATCTTCCCGCGACGACCACCTCACTTCTAAATTTGTATTCTCTACATCAGCAACGTGAAAGGTATTTACTCCAAAGCCCCAGTATATACCAAGATATTTACAAACGGCCAGTTCGGCGTGTGCTGACTCAATGTGAAAACCCCAAAGCTCTCCCACTACTTTCTCAGGGAACCTTGCTTTTCTTTTTCTAAAACTTGCTTCAGCGTTTCTTCTTGATCCAATGTAAGTTGCTACAAGGACTTCGTTTGCGTTTAATTCTATTATCATTTTCTTGTTTGTGTCAGGGAAGTCCTACTTCTTATTTTGGTCTACCCATCGGAATCCCATATTCCACAAAAAGCGTGCCGTTTTACTACTTTCCCTTCTAACCTTTGTTTCAGACCATTCGGGATGCCTAATATGCTGATGCTCATGCAGCAAAATGAGGAGGTATCTATACCCGGTAAGGCGCTCGTCTATCTCAATGACGTTCTTGTCAGTATCGGCGAGTCCCCAAGCTTTTTCTTTGCCCAGTTTTCGGTGAACGACCTTATGTATCTCTTTCTTCTTCGCCATAAAAATTGGAATCGTAAATCTCTTTAATACCCGTATGAACTATTTTTAAGACCATTTCCTTTATCTCCGCTATGAGCACCGCATCTTCCCGCGACATTAACTTATCATCCATATCTGATATACAGTCCATAGCCATAGAGCAAGCTGCAATATCCTCGTAAGGAGTGATGCTAAGGGGCATATCGTCAAGAATATCTTCCACTTAGTGCAATTTACCATTTATTATCATATAATTCTTCACAGTAAAGTCACCATTTTTATCCACTATTACGTGAGCAAATCCGTGTTGAGAATTTGACACAAGTGGTTGATAATCAGGCAATTTTTGACACAAACATCCTAAGCTCCAACTTCCCGTAGTTTGTCCGTTTATATCAGTTTCAACATGGAATGAACTTCTATGCAAATGACCAACAACTATATTTTCTTTTGCTTTTACCCAAGCTCCTCTTGCTGGAGATACAGGAGAAAATATGCCTTTAAAAATGTGGTGGCCGTGTGTAATACAAAGCTTTCCGGCTTTTACTAATACTTTATCGTCAAGCAAATGTATCCTTTCTTCGTTCAATCGCAACCTTTCTTCTAAATGAAAATAAGGATCATCCCAAATTTCCCTAACTTTTTGTTCTAAAAACTTCTCCCATCTTATGCAATGAT